CCCGCCATCCGGTCTCACCTCCTCAGCGCAATTCAGCGCATCGCTTCCAGCAGGATCACGGTCGGGTGGTAATCAGAATTGACGGACACCACCTGATAATCCGGTTTACTGTCCGCGGAAACGAAAATGCAGAGGCCGTCCGTCTCCCGGATTTCCTCTGCACCCTCGTATTCCATATTGCGCATGTAGGCCAGCCGTTCCCCATACATTTCTGCCAGAATCCGGCCCGACGCCTGCCACGTTGTTGCCCTGATCGGTATCGGATCCGACCAGCTGACCACGTCTCCGCCCTCCGCGTCTTTCGTTTTGATGCGACGCTTCAGGTAATAGTCCTTAACCAGCCGTCGTCTCATCCGCATGATCATCACCACCCTGATCCGTATCATCCTCTGTAGCTTCGTATGCCTTACCGCCGACTCGCGCCAGTCGATAGGCCATGATTGCGTCGAGGACATCCTTCGGTATTTCCGCAAACGATGACGTGATACCCGCCTCGGACCGGGACGTTTCGCCTTCCATGCCCAGCCGGTTGTAGGCGGTAATTGCCCACGACCGGACGGCAGAACGCAGGGCCGGTATCATCGTAGACCGCCGGGTCTCGGACAGGATCCGCTCCTCTGCCTCCTGCAGCAGGACGGTCAGCAGCGTCTCATCGGCTTCCCCGGTCAGGGCCTTGACCATCTCAAGATCCGACATAGGGATCACCTCCTAATGATTCTGGATGACTGCGATCAGCGTGGCCTTGTCCATATTCTGGTAGCCCTGTACGCCGATCTTATCAGCCAGCTTACGGAGTTCTCTGGTCTTCATGGATTCCAGGTCGTTCGGGATCTCAATCGGTTCTTCCTGTGTTTCCGACTCTTTCTCCGGTTCTGGATCCGGAGCAGGTTCGGTTGTCAGCTCCGCCAGCTCCGGAAGCGGATCTAACGGCTTGTATCCGTCCTGCATCCACTTCCGAAGAGCGTCACGGGGAACGATTCTTTCAATGGATCCGTTGATTACACGGACCATCCTACGCTCCAATGTTGACGTATACAGACTCGATCTTGTTGTCCAGAATCCACAGATCGTGATATCTTCTGTAATCCATCGCCCAGGCGTTCGCCTTCTGGTTTGTGTTCGGATCAAAGATTCTCATGATATCCTGCTTGGTTACCGCGATCGGTGTAGTTCTCGGCAGAATCATGAAGTTGATATCCTTGGCTCCGGTGCCCTTCACGAAACCGCCGACTGTCTGATCCGGATCGGATCCGGAGCCTGCAGTCTTGCCGTCATAAAGTGTGATTGCCGTGACCATTCTGTTCGCCGGAGTCGGAATGATCGGAACACTGTCTACTGCCGGAACCTGTGTCTGGATGCCGCCCTGAGACCAGGTAACATTCTTCAGCCTTCCAGCCAGCTCGATTTCCAGTTCGAGGAGAACAGCATCCGTCGCGTGAATAACCAGCGGACCGTTGTATCCCTTGTCACGAATTCTGGAAATGCCCGTCTTAATGGCTCTCAGAGTATCCAGTGTAGACAGATTCGCAGCGATCGTCTGACCGGATGCAACCATGCCCGCTGCATTCTTGGCCACAGCCTGTGTTGCGATTTTGGAGAGTCTGTACGCATCAATTTCCGGCACGACAAAGGTTCTCTGGAACTCGCCCATAACCGCAGAAGCTGTCGGAATGAAAGCCGTTTCATCGACATCCATCGCGTCCAGCTGGAACTTACGGCCTCTGTCCTGTGTCATTGTCCGGGTCTCCCAGGCTACCGTTACCGCGCCCTGCACATATCCTTCATCCCGGTCATAATCACCAAGGCCCTGTACAGTCATCTTCGGGATCTTGACCTCGTTGCCGCCGGAGTACTTCACCTGACCGGCATTCGCGTCCATCCATCCAGTGCACAGTTCGCGCACTGCCTGCTGATCCAGCGTTGTCTGCAGGATCTGTGCATATGCTAAAGTATTAATTGCCATCCTAAATACCTCACTTTCTTTCAATTAGCCTAATAGAGACCACCCTGAACTGCTTTTTCAACCTGTTCTCTCATAGCGGCCAGCGCATCTGTCTCTTTATTCGGCGCTTTCCTTAACGGGCCAGCGCCTTTCAGCCGTTCATTAATAGTTGTCGCCATAGCAGACTGGAAGATCTTTTCCACCTTTTCCATGGATTCGCTGCAGGCGTCTGCGTCGGTATAATCCAGTATATCCGCAAGATCCATCGGCAGAGATTTTTCCGCCAGTGTGCTTCTTGCCGTGGCCTGCAGTTCCCTGCGGGTTATCTCACGTTCCCGCGCTTCCAGCGCTTTTTCGCGCTTTTGCAGATTGTACCGATCGCGTTCGTCCTTCGTCATCCTTGCCAGTTTCTCCGCCTCACTGACCCGTTCGTCCGCAAGAGTTTCCGCTTTCTGTCTTTCATTCGTTACAGCGGTATTGATCGCCTTGTTAACGCGCCGGTCAAACTCCGCCTGAAAGTCTTTGTTGCTCTTGAGGAACTCGTCAAAGGTCATCGGTTGCATTCCATGCTTCTGCCCGTCGCCGTCATTTTCTCCGGCGCCGTTCTGCGGATTCGCATCCGGATCCATCTGATCCTTTATTTCTCTTACTTCGTCTGCCATAACTGATACCTTTATCCTTTCCGGCCCCCGGCGTTCCCATTGGCCCATCGGGTTCCATGCAATAAAAAAGAGCTGTCATTTGACCGCTCTGCTTGTGCGCCTGCCGGGACTCGAACCCGGATCTTCTAAGTGTTCTGGCCGTTTAAACTACATGCGCATATAAAAAGCCGCCCTGTTCGAGCGGCTTCGGATAGTCCCCTATCCAGTCTTAATCTTCAAGAGCCCAATTGACTATATGACATATTGCACCTGCTCCCCACAGAATCCAGAATGGGGCGGTGGCGTTAATCTTCAAGCCAATCAGCAGAATCAAAAGATAAGCGATCATTCCTTCTCACCTTTCTCCGGTTCCATCTCTTCTGCAACACCCTTCTCGATCAACTCCTGGGCTCGTTTATCCGGCAGGTTACGCAGAACCTTTCCTGCCTTGATGTACTCCTTCGTGTTCTTGTCAACAAAGTCTTTGATAGCTTTGATTTTCATGATCTGCCCTCCCTATAATATTGTCGGCAAAAATGGTAGTGTGATTTCGACCGCCTTTATTCAGCAACTTTCCAGTCTTCAGAAAGCATGTCTGCCTGACTGGCCAGCCATCCGATCTGGACGCCTGATGTACCGACAAAAGCCAGAGCCCGGTTCCCCATTGTCTGGTGATCAGCATTAACAATCTCTCCCGCTGCATTCTTATACGACAGATCAGTGACCAGCTCAACGTACTGCCTTTTTCCGTTCCAACCATCGCGCTGAATACGTCTACCGTTCTTCACGGCTTCCATTGCTTCGCCGAAAGTCATATACACCTCTCCTTTCATTTTTTCTCCTCACTAAAATAGCGCCCTTTCAGGCGCTATTCCTTGTCTATAGTTGAATCCAGTAGCTCATAGAATTCCTTGTAAGACTGGACCGCTTCCGGTGGGGCCTTATCGGTCAGATCGTACCGGAATTCCTCTTCGTTAAAGACATACCAGTCTGGATTGCTCAGGAAGTATGGCTTTCCTGTGATCATATGCCTAACCCCCTTTCTTCCAGCCATCTCTGCATGGCCTTACCTAATGTGTTTGGCACTCTTCGGCTGCCCGTTTGCTTTCTTGGTTTTGGCCCTCAGATCCCTACCAAAATACTTTTCGACCGTATCAAGAACTTGCTGAGAGTATGTGAAATCCGAACCATATTGTGAAGGAATCGGAACCCCCATTTCGCGCATCTTCGCGTGCGCAAAAGCCTCAGCGAAAAATTCATCGGGATCTCCCGAGCTGTGCTCGTATGGACTGATCCATCTATTCACATCGTCTCCCACATCTTTCATGTATTTTCGACGTATCGTTCTTATTTCTTTCCAAAAGTCGTCATCCTTTGTGAGCCCAAGCTTATTAGCCCTATACCCTGCAATGGTGTGACCGAACTCATGAAGCACAGTATTGACAGCTGGCGTGTTCAATTTCATAACCGCACCACTGACTTGAACCGCCCCCGCAGCTTTCTCGGCGCCTATAATCACGGTCTGGAGCCGTGTTTGATATTGCGCAGCCAGTTGCAATATTAGGGCTCTCGCGTCTTTGAATTTATCATCATGCCCTTTAAAGTCAAACGATATGGTGGTTCGATCTCCTTTTCTTGCCTTATATTCTTCGGCACGTCTTTTTCTGCGCTCCGTAAGCTCATCTGATTTAGCTGGCGTTGATGGTGTCTGCGCTGGCGTTGACGCCGGTGCCTTAGCCTTCGGCGGTGGGCCGGTCACTTTTTTAGCCCTTGTCCGGAGCCCGTTATCCTTTGCCCACTGCTCATAAGACGTGGACGCCGGTACCAGCTTCTGTTCACCGGTTACCGGATCTCTGGCGCGTCGCTTCAGCCCCGCCTTCGCATCATCGTCCAGCGCGATCACAGTAGAACAGCGACAAAATGGATGCATCGGGTGCATGTTGACGCCCGGTTGCGCTTCGGAGATCTTAAACCGTTTTCCGTCCAGTGCGCCGCACTCCTCATCGGTTTGGCTGTCCAGAGTGGCCACGTACTCATAATAATCCGATCCGCACTCCTTATAGGCCTGCTGCTGCATCTGCCCGGAGACAAAATTGGACTCGGTGCGGATCAGTCTTCTTGACTGGAACGCGCCCACCTGGAACCGACGCTGGATCGCTTCTGCGCAGTCATCGAGGGTCTTGCCGGTCAGCATCTCAAGCATGAGTTCTTGTTTGACTGTATCTGCCACCTGCCGCGTATTGGCCCAGATCCGATCGGAGTAGTTCTTTCCGGACCACTTGGATTTCAAAAGTCGATCAAAGGCCTTCTGGTCGATATGAGCAAATGAGAACTGAAAGCCGACCTGTCGCTGCACGTCGTAGATGCCGTGGTAGTAGGCGTCGGTTCCCATGCTCCGGTAATGACCTGCCTGTACACGACGATCCTGCTGGTACACGTCTCGCATCATCTGGTCAATCTGCCTCTGCAGCTCTTCCAGGCGACGCATACGGGCCTGATAGGCTGGCGTTTCGAGATCCCGAAGGATCTTCTTCCGCTTGTCCGGATCCGTGATCGTGGCCGCGGCTCTCCGCAGCGCCGGCAGATCATACCTTTCCATGCGGGCCAACAGAACCCGGGCTTCCTTTTCCGTCAGGTTCCACCGGTTGCCATAGACGCGTACAATATCCGCCATACGACGATTGATTTCCAGAGATGCTTTCGAGTAGATCCGCGCGACGGTCCGGGCTGCGACTTCCGCGTCATCCATCCGTCCGTACATCAGACGGGCCTGCCGGTTTTTCCAATACGCATTGCCCGCCATTCAGATCACTCCTCTGCTTCTTCCTCGGCTGCTTCTTCTTCAATCTCAGGCGGCGTGTTGGCCCGGATGTCGAAGGTATCCCGCTGGAACTGTACGGCCTCTTCCTTCTGTTCCCGGACCGTTTCGATCTCACCATCCGGATCTTCCACGAACGGCAACAGACTCAGCAGCGTTTTTTCGCTGACGCGGTTCTGCAGCTGGGAGACGATACCAGCGATCTCCTGCAGGTTCTTCGGCAGTGCCCTGGTGAAGGTTGGCACGATGGAGCCGGCGTTGACGGAGATCTGTTTCAGGCCGAGGAAATTGCAGTACAGCTGGATCCTTTTCTTCAGGCCCCGCCGGTAATGCCGCTCTTTGATCTTGGTCAGCATCTCAAGGCCCAGCAGTTTGTATTCCAGTGCTACACCGGATGCGTTGCCGCTAAAGCTCTCATCGGTCAGATTTGGGACATGAGAAAAGGTATAGATGTCTTCCTTGATCGCCGTTCGGAGTGTCTCTGCACCGCCTTCATCCATCTGACGGGTGAGGTACTCCGCTTTCGCGTCAATCGGCAGTTCCAGCAGGCGCTCTTGTTTCAGTGTTTCCAGCGCTTCTTTCGTTTCTTCGGTCGTGTCGCCGAGGATCGCGCCATACAGGGCAAGGATCGAGTCGATGAACTGATCCTTGTCGTCTACCCGATCACTCATCAGGTTGTTGTAGGCGTCGATCAGCGGGATCTGCATCTCAAAGTCGCCCTGTGCTTCTTTATTATTCAGATACTCGATGATCGGGATCGCGCCGAAGTAATGCGGCTCTCCCATGCTTTCCGCGTACTCAAACGGATCGTCCTTCTGGTTGGTCCGGTCTTTATATTCCGGTTTTGACTCCAGGTAGAATTCGTATTTCAGGTTGGCCGTAACCACGGTCGCAACGAAATACGTCCGGTTGGTTTCGTCATTTTTCTGCGCCCAGTAGTACACGCCGAAGAGTTCATTCTCTTCGATTGTGTCGTCGTATACGATGAACGTATTGAGCGGGCTCAGGGCCTTACTGACCGGATCGCCGTCCCGATTGGCGTACACATACTCGTAAGTGAGCCCGAACACGGACAGATCTATGGCATTGTCCGCGTCCACGTCATCCACACCGCTTTTGTCAAATGCAGATAAAAGCGGTTCGATATCCTGATCCACGTCTCCTTTGTACGTGATCGGGGAGCCCATGAAATAACCGGATGCCGTATCCGTTATATCCTTCGCGTGATTGCAGATGATCCGGTTGTTCGGCGCGTTGTCGTCCTTCCGGGTGCGGTTCTGGATGTCATGCTCTCCGATATAATACCGATAGTTTTTCCTTTTCGGCTCCTGCATGGCGTAGTGCTTGTCGATCAGGCGCCGGACCAGCGTCTTATTGACCCGCTGTTCATCCCACAGGGCCGCGGGATACGTAAATTTATACATAAGGCTATACTCCTATTGCTCTCTTGCTTTTGATCTTGGCCTTCCTGCGCGTCATATCGGCCTCCAGTGCATAGCGTGTGCCGTCAATGCAGTTATGGACGATAATTCCTTCGTTCACAGCAAAGTTGTGATGATCGTCCACCTCCATGTTGTAAACGTCCTCATACCCCGCAAACGTAATTGACTTCGGCCTGCTGGTCACGACGCCTTTTCGCTCAAGCCTGATCACCTCATCTTCTTCCCTCAGATCTTTCAGCGGAACCCATCCTCTAAGAGTCAGGATCAGATGATCCTCTGTAGCGGTCACGCTGCTTCCGTCTTCGAGTTCCAATTTATATACAGCCGCGTGGGATCGTGTCTTTCGAACGTCTTTATAATCGGACACCGTAGCTTTCCCGGAATCCTGATCGAAACAATGCGCTCTGCCTGTGGTTCCAACCAGTTCGTCAATCCGTTTCAAACCACCATCCTTCCAAACTTCTGTACTGCCTATCAGGCAATGGTTGTTCTTATCCGGATATCCACCCTTGAAATTTCCATTTCGATCGCGCTCCAGCTCATAGCTGGTGAACTCTCTCGCAGCGTTCGGACAGCGGACCGGATCGATCACGATCTCATCAATATCCTCTGCCAGAAACCGCATCCCATAGTCCACACTGCCCGGACCCTTCTTGGCCGGGATAACTCGTAGGCCCTCATCATTGAAGGAATCGATGGACCGCGGCTCCTCGGAATCCGCGGTAATGATGCTGTTTTCCGGATTGAGCTTCTTAATCATGTCGCAGACGACTCTGGTCTTGAGATTGACGCCATAGACCTCGCCAAAGATATACAGTTTACGGCGCCGGCGATTATAGTGCATCCGAACGAAAGCCAGTGGATCCGCGGCAAAACCAAAGTCGAGTCCCTGCCGGATCCGATCAAACCGGGATATCTCTTCATCCGTGATCGGCCGGACGGTGACATTGTCAAACACCTTTCCACCGGTTCCCACCGCTTCACCGAGATATTCATGCCGGTAGGCCATCGGCTTTCGGGCTTTCAGCTCGTTCGCTTCGATGAAGAACTGCTCTCCCAGCCATTCCTTCTGGACGGTCAGGTAAGTACTGTGATTGCAGAGGGTGTCGTCTCTCTGTACCAGCACATCCTGATTGACCCAGGAGTCCAGACTTTTCGGAGGATTCCACGAGTAGAATACAACGTATTTCGGCCCTCCTCTCATGAGAGACTGGTTAATAGACCGCTCATCTTCATCGCCTTCGAACTCTGCGCGCTCCTCGTACCAAATGAACTTGAAATATCCCTTCCGCAGCTTGATCGACTTGCTCTTCATCGGGTCATCACATCCCCGGAAGATAATCCTCTGCCCGGTCGGTATATACGTCAGCTGCATCGGCGCCACATTCGCCTTCCAAAGATGGGAGACCCCCAGCGCATCAATTGCCCACAGGAGCTGCTCAAACACGGATTCACGCAGCGTGTTGCCGATCCGGCGGAACACCGCAGCATTAGCGTCCGGATCCTGCATCATGCCGAATATAATCTCTATAGATATGAAGGATGACTTCGTGGATCCTCGTCCGCCGTAAAGCTTATAGTGGGTGTGCAAGCCAAGTTTGATATCCTTATGGATGTGATAGAACTGAGGGGCTATGATATCCGTTAATCGGACAGTGCTCATTCACAATCACCCTTATCACATTTGATGTCATCGACGATCTGGACGGACGTTGAACCTTCCAGGGATACGTCCTGCTTATCCCTCCACTCTTTCGGTTTCCGGTTCTTCAACCAGAAGATCTGAGCGGTAGTATCTGGCAGTACGGTTTTCCTGATCTTTTTTGTGACTACCAGCGCTCCTTCCTTATCTGATTTCATGATTCCGGATGCATCTACCGCAAACGCGAGATACTCAGAAATACGCTGGTATCTTATCCTGTCAAAAGCCGGGGAATGGATATACCATTCCTGCCACTGCCTGGCGCCCTTGGAGCTATTACACGATCGGCACGCGGGAACAATATTGGCAATCTCCATCTTCCCGCCTTCCTTCAGCGGAATCAAATGATCCTTCGTCAGTTCGCCGGTTCCACCACAGTAACAACACTTGTGACCAAAATAGGATTGACATAACTCCCATTGCTGCTGTGTCAGTTCCTGGATGCCGTCATGACGTTTTACCTCACCGGTATCCAGGATCCGCTCATAAACAATTTCTTCGTATTCAAAGCCTTTTGCCCGTTTCAGTAGTGCATTTTCGACTTCCCGGTCAATGACATCCTTGCCCTTTTTTAAGGCCTCAGAAAAATCCGGATATTTGATTTTCCAATCATACAGAGTTCCCCCTGAAATTCCAATATTCTTTGCGATCTGCTCGTCGGTCAACCCATCCCGCGCCCATCCTTCCAGCCTGATCAGACCTTCCGGCGTAAGCCATTCCTGATATTTCCCTTTTGCCATCCAGCCTCACCTGCCTTTCGGGCATAACAAAAGCCGGCAGGAAAACCTACCGGCTAAGAGAAAGGGGAACCTCGTTCAGATCAATATCCTCGTACTGACCCACTACCATAATACCACGGATTTTTTCCCCTAACGGCCAAACTTTATTTGCGTAGTTTCTGATACACCGTCCAGATCATTTTCGCCTTGTGGTATCGATATGTGTTCCAGGACGCATACCGTGTATCGTATGGCGTCCGATAAACAATATTCAGGTAAACGCTTCTGCGGTACTCGTCCGGCACCGTGTCCAAACCTGCTTCCACTGCTCGAATCCTTCGGCCGAGATCTTCCAACTTGATCGCTTTCGCAGCGGTCGGATCTCCTGTACCGGATCCGTTAGGCAGCCCATCCGACGGCGGAGGTGATTCTTCCACCAGCATAGCGTATTCCGTCTTCATGCGATCATAGTCACGCACCAGATAGATCATCTGCATGTACAGATTGTGAGGAAGGGAGTATTTAGTTTTTGGCTGGTATTCCTTCGCCATAATCGGTTTCCTTTCCCCGGATCCGAAGCATGTTCCTCTGCATCTTGTGATGCCGCATATCGGTCAGTCTCCCGTCATCGATCCGCAGCAGGCAGCGCATCAGGTCGATGCAGATCAGGACGTCCGCCATCTCTTCCACTACGCTTTGCCTTGCCGCTGGGGTTTCATTCTCGTAACACTTGCTTACTGCCTGCATCAGCTCACCCATCTCTTCCCCGAGTTTGATTATGTTCTGCATGTAGCTTCTGCTGCAGGCCAACCGTTCAATGTCTGTCATCTTCCTGGTCCCTCCAATCGTCGTTTTTACCAGCTGCGGCCATCAGGGCAAGGAGCAGGATCCCGCTCCATACGCCCGCCAGATACCCGGCTCCAACCAAAATCAGTTTCACGATCATCTTCTCCTCTCCCGGATCCACGCAGCGATTCTCTTCAACAGCTCCTGATACTCGGCTCTTGAGAATCGTTCCAGCGCCGGACGCTCTTCGATCTCTCTAGTTATCAGATACACTAATCGTTCTATTTTATCCATGGCTGCCTCCCCGGTTACTTTCTCGTCAGTATGTTGACCGCAATCAGATTAAGACCGGCCCACAGAGTCAGATTACCGTTGCCCAGCACAACGCCTGCCGCCCCGACAGTCCACAGTAATATCTGTACGATGTAATCCACAACCCCCAGATTCATAGTTATGTCACCTCACTTAACTCTCAATTGAATCTCGCTTTAATCTCGATTGAGTTTCACTCACTAACCTATCTCACGGTTTGACCATATCGATTTTCGTTGCTGAGCCATCCCTGGGCTCTCCGATCAATCCAATACTGCTTCTGCTTTTCCTGCAGTTCCAGTTCTTTAATCAGGCCCTGCATCCCGTACTCTGCCAATGTATCCACTTCATCGCTGGACAGTGAATATCGAATACCGGTCATCCGGGTGAACTCATCAGCAACATCGTCAAAGGAAACATAGTTTTGTTGAATGCTATCAAAATAATCAAGAACGTGTTCTCCGAAATCTCCCAGTCGCTTTTTGCCGAACTTATAATAATCGTGCAATACAACGCAGCTGATCGACAGCATCAACATGAAGGCTTCCTGCGCAGCGACCGGATGCATGTGTTTGGCATACTCCTTCTCAATGTCTCTTTTCATTTCGTCCATAAAGGACTCGACGTAATGATCGAACTTTTTCGGCTTCGACTTCTTTCCTGCTTTAGCTTTCTTTCCCATTTCCAATCCTCTATTCATCCTCGTCTGTCAGAGGCTTTGTTTTTCCGGATCGATTCTCTTGTATAGGCAATTGCAGACGCTTCTCTTATCTTTGCAGCCTTAACCAATTCCATCTTTGCTTTCGACTCCAGATAAGCCTCGCAGGTCATGTGACAGTTCGGTTCCACCGTCCTGTCGGGACAGTCTTTGCAACAACTAATCGTCTGGTTCATTGGCGTCACCCATCCTCTCCAGGATCATCGCATACAGGATCAGCAGGTAATTGATATTGTCGCCGATCTTCTCCTGGACATAAGCTGCATATGGTTTCCATCCGTTCTCCATCGCCGTCACCATATCATGGACGGACACAACGTGCTTGTCCATCATCCCGATCAGGGCTCTCTCCGGTATGCAGGACTGCAGAGCTGCAGCAAGATCGAAATTGTGATAATCTGATTCTTCGTTTGCATATTCTTTATGCTTTGACGCTAAGGTCGCCTGACAATGCTTTAACATATCCTCAATCAGCTGCATATATCTTTTGCCCATACTTTCTGTCCTTCCTTTCATCTTCCAACAATGCAGTTGCCTTCCGGATACAGTCCTGAAACTGGCAGACAAAACATTCATCCGCGGATATTGCTCTGCATCTTTCCTTTGTTCCCTTTCTTCTGATCGGAGTGCTGACCGCCATTTCGAATGACATGCCTCTGTACAGCCGGCTTCTTATTGTCGCTGCATTTATCCCGACCATCTCCGCGATCTCTTTAAGCGTTCGCACCTGTCCCTGGTAGATGTATTCCATGTTTCCTCACCCTTTGTGTTCTCTTTTTCTCTTATCACGAAAAAAAGGTTCACCAACCTAATACGGTCAGTGAACCTCTTCATTAAACATGATTGTTTATTCTGAAACACCCAGCCTCTCCATCAGTGCTTCCTGAAGCACTCTTGAGACATTTAAGTGTGCATCCTCTGCAGCCTGATTCAACCAGGCTGGGATGCTCACATTTCTACGAACGGCCTTCTTGTTCATCATCCTTCGATATGCTTCCAAATCGAGATCAACAAGCGAAACAAACGATTGACCGGCATCAGCAAACTTTCCCGCTGATACATCGATATCTTCCATTCTGCTTGGTGTTGGAATCGACTCATCCGGTTTATCGTAGAACGTACATCCCATATAATCCCTTGCCATGCGCACCGCATCTTCCAGGCCATGTCCTTCCGACATCCCGTCTATATCCGGAATGTCAATCAGGTAAGTGTCTTTTTCATCATGCGTAGCTGTAAAAATTACCGGAAAAATAATTGCCATATCGTGCCTCCAATCTTTGAGATTCAGTGAGGGCTTTACAGCCCCCACTTTCGAAGGATGGCTCTTGCCAGATTCTCGTTAATTTCACGATGTCGAGGTATCTTTTCCTCGTCAGTCCCTCTCTTGTAAATGTCGTGATTACCACCGTGTCTATCAAACTTGAATCCTGCCGCCTCCAACCTTTTGATCAAATCTCGCTGTTTCATGTGTATATTCTCCTTGCATGATTATTATACACATTTTTTACACAACAGTCAACTATTCTATCCATTTTTTACACAATTTTCATTGACCGATATTTAGTTTTAAATGTCCATCATTGCTTTGAAATTGCGTCCATCATCGATCTTTCGTTGTTCATTCCTGCTCGCCTCGCATGTCAGCTCCACACATAGGACACCACTCGTATCTCGGTTTATCCATGATGGTTGACGTGGTTTTTTCTCCACATTCAGAGCAGATCCACGTCTCACCCCAGCCCATGCCCGGTTTATATAACCACTTGCCTTTCTTTCGTTCCGGTTCCAAAGACATAAGCCTTGTTTCAGCATCTTCTTCTGTGTGCCCATCCCAATGTGGTGCCCTCGGAAGATCAATACAGTCAAACATATCCCAGTATTTATTCTCGTAGTGATAGGTGTAACTTCCTTCAGGTGTGTCAATTCCAACAATAAACCAGCCACCGCCGAAACAATACTCTCCGTCCTCATGACGGTATGATTTCCACGACTTGTCTTTATACGCTTTAACCAATGCCGCAAAGAGAATTAATCTCTGCTTATACAATCCATTAAACGTATGGAATCCGTCGGACAGGTCACCAATATCATCAATTCCAGCAACGTCACAGATTGCTTTTATTCTTTTAAGTTCTGTATCAGTCATTCTCCCCGCCTTTCTGCTTCTCTACGCTCCAGTTCTTCCTTCGCCCATTTTCCGATGGCGTCAATCTTATCAATTTCGGATTGTGGGATGATTAAGTTTGCAAGAAGCCGCCCAACACCCAAAGCGAACGCTATAATCAATACGCCCCATATCACAATCATTTTTCCTACCTCTCTGTGTATGGCTCTGGTAGCGGCATCCATGCAGTTGCTTCTGTGCCTATCTCATAACCGCTATCAAGATAGCTTCCGCCATCAGTGAAAAACTCATCATACTGGACTCTTTCGTGTCCTCTGACGTTAATGCTTACAAGTATTGCTTGTCCGTCATCTGGCAATTTACAATCTAAAATGCAATCCCATTCTGGATGGTCTTCCTTTTCTTTTTCTGTCAGTGATCTTGTGTTGAAAGGAATCCACCTCGGTTCCGGTTCTGCGGATGGCAAGACCCGCAAATCTCTTCTCAGTAGCAGTATCTCCGTAGTTTGATTCATCGGTATACAATCAAACCTCTTGTCAAGTGCATCAATCGCATCCGCTCTGTATATAACATCCTTATTCATCTTGTTCACCTCATATCCGCTCCGCAGTTAGGGCAGAAGTCAAATAAATCTATTGCCTGTTCTCCGCATACTGAACAATAATTCCATGCACCATCTATGCCACCGCTTTTATCTATCCACTTGCCCTTCGGACGTTCTGACCGTGCGGATGGCAACATAGACAGGGCTTCAACAGACATCTGATTCGTGGATGATTCTTTCGCTTTCAAGGTATCGGCTATCCACATTGCGACCTTCCGCAATAATAGCCTTAATCGCCGCCTGTCTATTTATCGGATCGCTCATTCTGCTCACCTCAAATACAGTTTAAAAGTTCTTCCCATGCGCTTTTCTAATTCTTCTTCCGTTTCTCCGTGGCTATTCTTCCCACACTTCGGACAGATTGCGTTCGGCATGACAGTACCGTAGAAAAAACCATCAGCATACCCCCAGCCTTCCTGTTCATGACCGCACTGATCACACTTGTAAATTGCTTTAAAATCATTCCGATGTCTGTATGTCTCTTTTATGATGATCATTTTTTGCTCCTTCAAAACTTCCATACATTCTTATCGTCTTTTACCTGTGCATACTTCAGTTCCATCATAAGCAAATCAATCTGTGCATTGATATTTGCAAGTTCTGTGCAAATGTTATCCCATCCGTATTCTGCATATTCATTCAGATAATCCTGTAAGACGTTCTCTATACCTTCATCGTGGGTTTTCGCCAACATTGCTACCAATTCATCTGCCGGTTTCTTAATCATTTGTCTGCCTCCCATTCGATGCCCATCAGGCGGCACGCTTCAATTGCGGATGTGTGACCACCATGCAGGGTGTTTCTTGAAATGAAATCCCTAAAAGTTTTCACTGCGCTGTTCTGCTTCCGGAAGTCATACAAGCCAGTGAAGCCGTCGTCATCCTCATCCTCTTTCTCCGGTGCTGCTACTCCGTAGTTCTCCGGATCCATGTAGAAATCGGCATGAGCAATCACTTCATGTACTTCCTGATTCACAATGTCTGCCAATCGCTCCATCAGATACTTAGCCTTAGCAGGCGTAATGCCGAACTGCCGTTCAAACTTTTGCATCAGTGTTTCCAATCCTGGATTCGGCATTAGCTTTTTAGGTTTGCAGGTCAGCATTAGATTTCCAGAGTCCCCAGCAAAGATATTGTCTATATCTAAATCCAGTTTTTCCAACCAGTCACCGTACTCTGTTCGCCAGCTTCCGAACCGTTGATCTCTCATAACCTCGACATGAAATGTTTCCTCTGTCCCTGCGTCAATCGGCAGAATCACAAGCAGCTTCTGTCCATCGGTCAAGTAAGGATATATGTCAATCAGTTTCATATAAGCTACCTCTTCCCCTTCTTCCTGCGCTTTTCCGCGGTTTTAAAGTACCTGAAAGCCTCTGATGCCTTTAACCACCCTTTCGGTTCTCTCAGGCCAAATCCGAAAACCTCAATCGTATCTTTAAACGCACCATAACTGCCGAGATGCTCTATTGCATCGCCGATGCGATTTCCCTGATCATCCTGATAAATAATGATCCATCCGTCGAACAACCGTTCCATCGAATGAGGAACGTTCTCTTTCTCCAGAAGTTCGTGTAAATGCAGGATCTCCTGATAATCCGGATTCAGTCGACTCGTCCGCAAGCGGTCAAGAAAGCCCTCTTTACATTCCAGATTCATGTATTTCTCCTTCCTTGCGCTGTACCGTATCAGAACGGCACTTCGTCCTCGTCGATCATTTCAAATCCCTGCTGAATTTCTTCCGGATAATCGTCCGGCATTGGACTGGTGCTGTAGTTCTTGCTGCCGCCATTACCATTGCCGCCCTGGCTCTGCTGGCCGTCGCTCTTGTAGCTGCCAAACTCCACACGATTAGCAATAACATCCGTGGTGTATACCGTCCGGCCCTCTTTGTCTTTGTAGCTGCCGGTCTGGATTCTGCCGGATACTGTAACCATGGATCCCTGGCTAAGGTACTTTTCGCAGATCTCTGCCTGTCTGCCGAACACTGTGATCCCGATCCAGTCCACATCCGGTCCGCCATGCTCTCTCTGCTCCTTCGACAGCTGGCGGCTCACTGCAAGCGTAAATTTGCAGACTGCCGTATTGTTCTGCGTATACCGGATCTCCGGATCCCTGCCCAGTCTTCCGGATATAATGACTACGTTCATACGTTCACCTCCGACAGCGATACCCGCACATATGGCGGGTCCGCATATACTTTCAACACTTTCAGCTCTACAATCTGCGCGTCATCATGGAACGCCAATCCGTTGAGCGCGTCCATCACGCTTTTGACCAGATTGTCCGTATCCGGGCGTTTGGTCGGATACAGCAAATGGAATGCCATCGCCTCCCGTTTTCTCTTACTGGTTGATTTCGGAATGGACATGCCGCATTCCACACAGATCCGAATCGGCACATGTTCCGCATACGGCTCCCAGTTGTGATCGAACGCGGCCGCATCGTAGGCATCCCGGATCGTCTGCTCATACTCCCTCGTATCCTTCGGTGTATAGATCTGCGCGAATGACCTTCTGCCCGTCTTCACGATCCGCGTTCGCGGCCGTCCCTTTCCCTTCGGTTCAATGTTTATCTCGAATTCCCTGCTCATGCCTTATCCTCGTCCTGTAATTTCTGTCCTGTCCGTCCCGGATCAGCACCTTCCTGGACTTCTCAACAATGCGTCCGAATATTGCTGCATCGATCTGTTGCATTTTGTCCAGGCTTAGCTCTGTGCTGATAATCGTTCTCTTGTCCGTTCGATACCGGTAGTCCAGAAGTTCAAAGATGATCCGGATCTCAGATTCTGATGCTCCGCCCTTGAACAGGTCGTCAATGTACAACGCATCCGCAGTTTTAAACAACCACATCTTACGCTGCCGCTCCTGCGGATCCGATCCATCCATCGGTTTCAGCTTCTGGATCTCTTCCCGGTACAGCATGTACCATACCGGGATTCCCTGCCCGATCAGGCGGCCAACTACAGCGGAACACAGATGTGTCTTCCCGCAACCTGTAGGCCCTGACAGAAGGAGCCACCCTTCCGGGTTGTCCGCATAGAGCAGACAGCAGTTTTTCGCCCATCTCTGCCACGATTCCGGCGTTTCATAAGAATCAAAGGTCTTTTCTCTGATCACCCCCGTCAATCCGGAAGTCTCCATGGCACGATCAATCTGCGCCTGCTTCTTTGCCTGCACTTCTTTCCGGAGTTCCTCTTCCAGCTTCTTTTCCATCCGGTGTTCGTAGTTCTTCCGATCCTCGTCAGATATATTCATCCGCGAAGAGAACCGGCTCCTTATCCCTGTCCGGTTTATTTCCTGGCTGATGCTTGTCATCCATCTTCCCCTTTTCATCCCACCTGCGCAGGATGCCTTCCACATAGCGAATTGTCCGCACGCCATTGTCGGACGCTCTCCTGATTGCTTCACAGACCCATACTTCTCCGTAATCATCCTCCAGACTGGAGATGACATCTACTATGTGAGAGTTGATCTGAAAACCACAATCATTAAGTGTCGCAATAACCGCCGCGCCTTTTTCTTTACTTTTCTTTTCTTTTGTTTTCTTTTCTTTTGTGGTCATTTCTGCAACATTAACCGGGGTTTCTGTTACATTAACCCCAGTTTCTGTTACATTAACTTTATTTGAGGCATCACTTAATAGAGACTCTGGATATTCTTTTCCATTTTCATCCAGAATCCAGTAGTTGCCTCTATGGAACTTACGCCTTGCAGTGATCGCTTCATACCGTCTCTGGATCCCAGCAGACGTGTACACACCCTTCTTAAGGAGGTCAACCCGAAAGAGACCTATATCGCCGCAGTAAGTAATGACGTTGATCGCAAGTTCTTTTGTGACCCATCTGCTGCCGATTGCCCTCACTGCAAGCAATGCTAATCGTTCGATTGGCAGTTCAAGGTAATAACCTTCCCGATATATACGGGATAAAACAAAATCGAAAACAGTGACGCCGACGGCGCCATATTGCGTCAGCAAATCAATGATTTTGAAGTCTTCATAAAAATCAACATCTTTCGGGAAGTATTCAAGGCCCGGTTTCTTCGGTCTTGACATTTTCTTCTCCATGTTGATCGATTGTGAATCGTGATGTTTACTTCATGGCGTCCGGAAGCTGGTCTTCCGTGATCTGCTCGAAACTCTGCTGCACTTCATCCGCTTCCTGGACAACTCCGTCCTCATCAATCACTTCGACTTCCGCTTCCTCCATGGAGTCCCAGTCCGTCTGATCCTGTTCATCCACCATGGCTGCGGACAGATCCGTCTTGATCGTGCTGTCCGTGTTCACCTGCTTGGCGAACTCCGTCTTGATCGGCGCGTACTTCAGCACCTTCTTCAGCACGGTCTTCTTGGCCATTTCATCGAAATTGGTGTCCCACGGAGAGCGGTTCGCCTTACTGAATTTTCTCCGATGCTCCTTCACGTCATCCACAGACATGACCTCGAAACCGAAGCCTCCGTTTACAAGCGTGTAGCAGGCATAGTAGAAAACAGCCTTTCCTCTGTTCGTTCTCGCTGGTTTGTGGACCAGCTTCGGCTCCAGACCGTATTCGTATTCGAATTCATCATTCTCGAAGACGACGCGGGCGTCGATGCTCTTGAATTCCCCGGACCGATGCGCCAGATCGATCAGTCCCTTGTACCCGATCTGAAACTGTGCTTCCGGTACGCCGTGATTCCTGAAAGGAATGATGTAGGCCTGTCCCAGAGGGGTGTTCGGTTCGAGACCCAGCTGCGCAGCGGACATCATCGCTCCCATGAATGACTCCTGCGTACAATTCGCAAGAGCCGGATTGGTGCTGACCGCTGTTAATACCATTCTCGTAAATCTCTCCGGCGTGATTACGGACGGCAGCGCCTTCTCAATCTGTGGCTGCATCGCCTGGATCATCTGTCGAAGATTCTTCTTCGGGTCGTTTTGAACGACCTGTCCGCCGGCCTTGTTGGCCAGTGCCTGTTTAACTGCCATGGTTACCTCCATTTCTTGCGTATATCTCGCGTTAATCTCGCTTAAATTGTCGCTTAAGTTGCATATAACTCGCTTGACTAATCCCTTGACTATCCTTGACTAAGTGTTTTCAATGGTTTTCTAAGTTGCCGGTAAGTTGCAAATGCCTACCAGATCCGGAATGTTCGGCTTGCCTTTCCGGTTTTCGTGAACGCTTCATAGATGACGGGCATTTCTTCCTTCAATCGCTTACTGTCTACGGTCACACGCGGCTTGCTTGTCTTCCAGGTGATCTTCCGTTCCCCGACGAAGGCGGTGTCCGCATCTTTCATTTCCATCTGGATCTGCTGCTTCAGGGATTCCTTTTCCTTCTTCAGTTCGTCTTCCAGCGCCGTGATCTGGTCAATGCGTTCGATCTGCGGCTGCATGAAGGACAGATCCACTGTCTGCTGATCGGATGTCGGAAACAGTTCCCGGATTGCCCTGGACGCTGCCTCCGATCCGTCCGGCGCCGGCATTTCTCCGGTTTCAATGTAGCTGTTCCAGAAGTCCTGCTCGATATTCCGAAGGTATCTGATCACTTCCTCGTCGCGAGGAATCTCTACTACCACGAAGTCCATTCCCATGATCAAAGCCGCCAGATACACCTTCTCAGCGCCGGTAACGGCCATATAGTGATGGCACTGCACTTCGTAGTACTCCGGGCATTTGCCTTCCTTCCAGAGAAACGCATTGTATGGGCTGACCGTCTTGCATTCCAGAAGGGCGTTTTCACCCACGATCCTGCGGTCCACATTCGCCAGCATGAAACTGTATTCCTGGCTGACAATGATGTGATTGTCCCTCCGCACTTTAAGTCCGGTCTTTTCGACGAACCGGTCCGCAACATACTGTTCCAGATCCCTGCCGACTCTCATGGCTTCGTTGTCCGGTTTCTCCGGTGCCTTCCCCATCTTATCCATCCAGACATCAATCGGACTCCGGTAAGGATTTAATCCGCAGATGGCGCCGGCATCCGATCCGCCGATTCCTGATCGACGCGCCTGCAGCCATTGTTCCCGCGTCATGTCTCTGGTGCTGATTGTCAGGTCGTTTCCGCTCATTTCCCAGCACCTCCCTTTCTTTCCCTGAATTTCATCCGGTCGTACACATCTGCCAGCTTGTTGATGGACGCTGTCAAATCGTGGATGTCAGTGGAATGCATACTGCCGATGCCCTCATGAATGGCCATGGCGTTTGCCGTCATCGCAGTAATCAGGTACGCCAGGGATGAACTTTCCATTTCCTGCACGGCTGCACAGCCGATAGAGTCGCCTGCCTCTTTGATGTTGTCGAAGTTGTTGTCGGTCATTAGTTGTCTCCTTTCTGCTTGTATGCCTGAAAAGGGCCCTGCATAAGTAGCAGCCACTCCGCAGCGGTCTGCTCCTTAATACTCTTTGGAAAAGGACAATCCGATTGATGCAAGGCCCATCGGGCACGAGGCATACCACACTGCCCGGAGAAGGGCACAGCCAGGAATCCATTGGCTAATCATCCAACAGACGGGACCCATCCAACGGCGATCTCGTCAAATTCCTTGCGCCACTACCGACAGGAGAAAAGACTCATCCACAGTGAAAACTCTGCCGGCATATATCGAGAGGAGGTTTTTTCAGGCTAAAGCCGTGCCCTTTTCCTGACAGTGTGGTATACTATTTGTGTCGAAATTTAGTTGTCTTGAGCGGTTCTCCTTATGGAGGCCGCTCTTGCTTTATTTACGCTGTCTCCCGCAGTTTCCATGCGCCGACGCCGATCAGCGCAAGGATGATCAGCGCCTCACCGCCGATACTGTCGTAGCCGCGGATCAGCGAGCCGAAATGATACAGCGCCTCGACGCCGATCACGGCTGCCTCCACAGCCAGGACCTTGCGGGCCGCGCGGAGAAACCGCAGGAACCGCTGCCGCTTTTTCTGTAGCGCTGCTCTCTCCGCCTCCATGGCGTCTTCTTCATGCTGGTACGTCCAGTACCAGTCTTCCATTCTGATGTCATCCATTTCATTCTCCTCTGATGAGGCTGGTCACGTTGATCCCGGAAACCTGCATTGCAATCTCTCTGGCGGTGGCCAGGTTGCTGTTTCCGGTTACGAGGATCCGGTCGACGTGTCCGCCGGGATATTCGATGTTTACGAACTCCAGATCACGATCCGGCTCTTTGGTGTACGTGATCCGCGTTACTTCGCCGGCCAGTTCGTAGGCCTCGCTCAGGAGATCCACGAACCGTCGCTTGGTGGCGTACATTTCCGCCAACTCCTTCGGTGTCATAGCTGTCTTTCCTTTCTCCGTTACCGCTCCGTGTTATAATGAGTAAAAACACGTCACGGAGGATTCTTATGTTGATTTCAAAAGCTGAATACACTGCGCTGAAATACCTGATTGAACAAAGTACTGATATCCAGCAGGCTCGTTCCTGGAACAACGGCGAGCATTACGGGCCACTCCGCTCATTGGAGAGAAAGGGCTTCATCCAGGCCGCCATCTCCATTAATGTCCTTGGTGAGTCCATCCCCATCGGGGAAAATTATCGAATCACCGGTGAGGGCTTCCATGCATATTATCTTTATAAAGACCAGAAGCAGTGGTTCACCCCACGTTACGTGCTGGAAAACGTCGTTGTGCCGATCTCCATAGCCGTGATCACTACTTTGCTGACGCTTTTAATCAGCGCTTAGATTGCTCCTGTTAAAACAGCAGCCTGTAGAGTGCCAATCCCAGAATGCCCCCGAAGATCCCGGAGCAAATCGGGATCAGAAGCTCCGTCCACTCCACGAGGCGGAGTTTTTGTTTGATCCTGCCCACTGTCTCACCCCCTCAATTCTTTCATCCACAGATCAGCAACATCGCTGACCAGATAATAAATTCCTTCAAATGCAGGCAGCCCCGCCAGTTTCCTCTTCGCGGTATGTCTCTCCACGCCGAGGAACTGGGCGAACTGCGAAGCCTTGATCACCGCAGCACCCTTGTTGTACTGCTGCAGTGCCCGGATTACGGCCTGTTTGTCGTTGGTCTTCATTTGCCGCTCCTTTCCATCCTTAAAGTGACTTGAATTCGTATTAATTCTATTTTGTCACTTGTTGCGTGACAGTTTGTGCAAAAAAAATGGATACCGGATCATCAATCGAAAGCAAGACGATCATCCTCTCAATCTCATTGCTTAAAAAGACCCCACGCCGCATTTTCTCGGAAAAAGTTTTTGGCGTAATCCCAAGGTTTTTCGCAACGTCCGCATGAGTCAGACCCTTTTCTACGATCTTCCCTCTCAGTTTCATGGTATCTATCATATTTAATCACCCCCTTGCTTGTTGCGTATTGCGTAACATAATAATATCTTACGTCGGGTTACTTGTCAAGAAACAAAAGTTATTTCCGTTTACTCTTTTGTTGCGTATCGCGTTATTTCCGTTTATACTATTCTCGTACACGATGTGCAATTAAAGGTATAGAAAAAGAGAGGAAGCTAATCATGACTATTGGCGCTAGGATCAAAGAACGTAGGCTCCAGCTTGGCTTCACACTGGCGGACCTTTCCAACAGAGCGGGAGTCAGCAGGCAAACTATATTTAGATACGAAAGTGGAGAGATTAAAAACATCCCGTCAGATAAGATCGAGCTGATCGCCGCTGGGCTGGATGTAAGCCCCGGATATCTCATGGGCTGGGAGGAAAAGAAAAAGACCCCTCTCGATGAAATAAAGAACATCACCACACCCGACGCCTATGCGGTGCCTGTCCTCGGCCGGATCTGCTGCGGGGACGGTACCTTCACAGAAGACAGTTATGACGGCTATTTTGTTCTCGATAAATCCATCCGTGCGGATTTCTGTCTGGATGCCAGAGGCGATTCCATGACGGACGCGGGGATCGACGATGGTGATAAGGTTTTCCTGAAAAGGTCAGAGGATTACGAAGACGGGAAAATATACGGAGTGATCGTGAAGGGTGAAGATCTGGCTTCTCTGAAAAAAGTATATAAACTAGATGGGAAAATAATGCTGCAGCCCTGTAATACAGAATACCACCCGCAGATTCTCTCCCAGGAGGACGTTTATATCGTCGGGGAATGCGTGGGGGTGTACAAGGTGATCTGATTATTAAGTGTCTTTAAAAGTCACTTTTTATAAACATGTTTTCTGAAACATTTTAAGGAGGTAATTTCAATGAAAAAGATTATGACAATTGGCATGTTACTGGCAATGGTATTTGCTTTTGCCGCCTGCGGATCACAAAGCCCTGCACCTGTGCAGCCGTCCGCAGATACCATCGACTCTGGAAAGACCGAAACAGCAGTCGTTAAAGAATTAGATTTTGACGGTAGCGGATACTCCGAAATGGGCGCTGGAGATTTCGCCATCCAAACACCGTCTGGATCTTCTGAAGATGGTTCTGTTCCGTTCATCTTCGCCGATTCTGACACCTACATGAACAGTTTAGGATATACCGGTTTCGACGCAGACGGTTCACATCTGACATATATCTATGTTGACGGGATGGAACAGGCAAAAAAACAAATTGCCGACTTTCAAAGCAGCATCTCCCTGACAGGAGACTTGTTAAAGGAAGGCGTGCACAAGGTTGAATTCGTGCAGTACGACACGGACGATCCATCTGGGAACGTGATTATGTACAAAACTGCATCTTATGAAATAAAGAGCAAGTAACTTAGAACAAGTCTAACTTCTTTTAATAGAGTATATCGGCACTTTTTAATTTAAAAAAAATATCCGTCTCCACAGCTACCACCCCGGAAGACGGATATCGACAACAGAAATGACCGGTTACGGTGCAATTCTGCCCTTCACACAGATTGTATCATCCGGATCACCAATAATCAACGGGAGGATGATATTTTGAAAAAGTACAAATACAGAAAAGATTTCACGGTCAATGGCAGGCGGTACATTATTCGCGCCAACAGTGCCAAAGAGCTGATGGAGAAAGAGGTGAAGAAGCGCATCCAGATCGAGCAGGACGGCGGTGTCATCGATTCGAGCATAACGCTGCGTGACTGGGCCGATCAGTGCGTGGAAACCTACAAGACAAAACAAAAGGATATTACCCGGAAGAAGTATGTCGCGCGTATGGAGCACTGTATCCTGAAGCACATCGGAGATATGCGGCTGAAGGACATCAAGCCTCTGCACTGCCAGCAAGTCCTGAATGAGCAGGCCGGAAACAGCAGGACGCAAGTCAATGAGGTTTACCAACAGCTCCGCTTTCTTTTCCGCCACGCTGTGGCCAACGAGCTAATACGGAAGGATCCGACGGAGCACATCGTCAAACCGGACTTCACCGTCGGTCACAGACGCGCTCTGACGGCTACGGAGCGTAAATATTTCATTCAGGTAGGGCTGTCGGACCGCCGATACTATTATTTCATGCTCATGCTCTTCTGCGGCTGCCGGCCGTCGGAGGCGCGGGAAGTGATGGGATATGACATCCGCATTCTGTCGAATGGGCTTCCGGCGTTGCATATCCGCGGCGCCAAGACGGCCAATTCCGATCGGACTGTCCCGATCCCGCCAGAGTTCTACGAGTATATCCGGGATATCCCGCCGGACGAACCCGTGGCCATGACCGAACGCGGAGGCCGGATCACGGAGAACAACCGGGCGCGGATCTGGAGCAGCTACACACGGCAGATCAATATCGCCATGGGATGCAAGATGTACCGCAATGCTCTGGTGCCACCGTATCCACTCGCTCCGGATCTGGTGCCATACTGCCTTCGACACGAGTACTGCACGGAGCTGGCCCGCCGGGGTATCGATATCCGGATCGCGCAGAAACTCATGGGCCATTCGGACATCCATCTGACTGCTAACATCTACACGAATCTTAATCAGGATGATATGGCCGATATTGCCGAGATGCTTGCGCAGGGTGACGCAGGGGTGACGCACTTTGACGCACCAAAACGCACCAAAACGACACCGAAAATTTAGTTTGACGACAAAGAAAAAACCACCGGAATCGTTGAAATTCCAGTGGTTCCAAGGTGGCAGGGGCAGAAGGACTCGAACCCTCGGCACGCGGTTTTGGAGACCTTACAAAAATGTAGTAATTGCAATACTTTGAGAGTTTTTTGACGCATTTGGTGACGCATTATACATCTGTGTTTCCTTCCTTTTAATATAGAAAAAGAGGCGAGGGCATTGCGTCCCCGCCTCGCACTATCTTTTCTCACCAGATCTGAGCGCCATGATCGCCGCCTGGTATCGTGGGATCAGAGCTGTCGGATCAGATCCATCCGTGATCCCCAGATTGACCGCTTCCTGCAGTTCTTTCTTCGCCCACTCAGGAACGGGCAGGGTGCGCGCGTGGCGCTGTACGGCTTCGTAGATTTCTTTATCTGTCATCCTTTTCTCCTCCTGTTTTTCTTCTTTCGCTTTCGCCGGTGCCGGATCCGCAGCTTTTCCGGCGGTGATCGCGGCGCGGAAAGCGACCCACTTCGCGTTATTGGTTCCGGTCATCCTGGCCGGACAGGATTTCCCGGACACATCCCAGTGCCGGATGATCGTGTTCGCGTTCGGGCACACACTGCGAATATATGCGACCAACTGCCGGACCGCTTCGTTCTGCGCTGCGGACGGATCCTTGCTGGCGTTGTCGCAGAGCTCAATAGACACACTGTTCGTGTTTGTGCATTTTTTGTAGTAACTTCCGGCGCCGTTTTTCTGCGTGACGAAGCCGCCGACCGCGTAGGCGACCTTCTTCATTTGGATGGATTGGTATACGTCTCCATTCTGTGAAACATAGAAGTGCGCCCCAGCAGATCTCGTATTTCCACGAGCAAAGAAATTACAATTATTCCTCGCCGTGTCTCCGTTGTTTCCAGTGTAGTGAATGACGATATACTTCACCGCGCTGTACGCGCGATCCCCGCCGTAGCTGATCGGCTTGGCCGGGATATAAGGGTACGCCATGATTGTGCCTCCTTTCATTTAAACAGAAAACCCCGCCTTGCCGGCAGGGTTGATTTTTGAAACATCCTATGCTATTGTAACTATATAAAAAGGGATTGCCGCTTCTGCACAGCGGCCAGTCACCGAAGTGGTTTATCGGTAACGGCTACCTTACCAGTTCGCAGCTGGTATGGCGGCCGTTACTATTTTTTGTGCATCAATGTGACACACAGTGTAATGATACTGACTATAAGTATTCCGAATTGGAAAATGTCTGTATACGTTACCATAGCTGTCACCCCCTTTCAGAGGTGACCGACCGCCTAAGCAGCAATCCCGTCTGTTATTATATCACGTCCGGGACTTTTATTTTTTTTCTTTCAGCGAGTCCACTGTCGCCTGCAGATTGGCCACCGTTTTCCGGAGTTCGTTGATATCATCCTCCTGGACTGCGTGTCCCACATTGTTGATCACGTTTTTCAACGATGCCGGCAGAGGCGCGCCCAGCTTATCCAGATTCTCTGTGACAGACATTGCTTCCATCAAGATGATATACAGCGCGACACACGTCATGATATACGGCGGAAGGCCCATGCCATAGGTGAACAGGATACCCATGACGATGATCAGCAGCTCCCCTGCTTTCTTCGCGAGTCCCGAACGCATGATTGCACTCTGGAAGTTGTTATGCACCCACGCACCGATCAGGCCGGTGACCACATCGATGCCCATCATGGCTGCCGGCAACACCAGCAGCCAGATGAAGTTTACAAAGTGCAGTGTTTTGACGATGTTAATTATCTCCATGGCTTATCACTCCTCTGCATCTGCAGCTTCAGTCCACATCTTTAATTCTGCCTCATATTCTTTCGCTGCCAGAGCATCGAGTTCTCTGACGCAGTTTTTCAGGATTTCAGACTTTATAAAAGCGTGCAACGGCGTGCTGTTGATTGCGTCTACAATTTTGTTCGCGAATTCCTGTCTTTCGACAGTGAGTGGTTTGTTCATTTAGCCCTCCAGTTTGTTCTGTCTGATATAATTGCGGATTTCTTCGATGTGAGCCTTGAGGCCGTCGTCTACGACAAAAAAGCTCCGTTTATTGTTGGCACTGACTGCTTCCCCTGTATTCTCGTCAATCTCGTCAAACGTGAAAGAGATCCGGTCACCGCCGTTGATGTTTAAAACCATAAAACTGCTAAGCTGCTTCATACAGTATCGCCTCCTGTTCCTGAATGTATTCAAATTCATCCTTATATATGTCAAAGTAGTCCGTACTCTGATTCAGTTCCCGATCCACATCGTCTCGTAAATCCATGTCGTCCAGTCGCTCATACTCGTAACCGGCCTGCTTGACTTTGACCTCCCATGAAAATTTCAGATTCGGTGTTCCTTCCACAATGAAATAGGCTCGCTCCTTCTGTTTTACATACAGATCGCCGTCGCCCTCTTTCTGCAGAAAAACCTGATACTCGATCGCCGTGGAAACAGTCTCGTGGAACAGATCATCGATGTCAATGATCGCTTCTCCGTTTTCGTCGGTCTGTGAACATCCGATATCCCCGAACATCGGAGACGGCATTTCGTAACAGTACAAGAGCCGGTTGCCATAGTTTTCAGTGTCCACGACACGTGATTTGGATCCGGAGACAGTCAACTGGCCATTAACTTTTACAGAATCCGAAACGGTCAAATTATTACTGACTCGTACTCGATTGTTAGACACATCGGAGTATATTTGGGCTATTTTAAGAGAGCCACTGGTTCTGTCTCCAGCATAAATATTAAAATATCCTTTTGTTATCTCTATTCGGCCTTCGGATGTTCGAGCAGTACCGACTCTTAAATTTAATGTCGTGCCAGCTGTTAAATACGTTACCCCCTGCGATGTCGTCCACAGAGAAGCCGCATTGCTTTTGCTTCCTTCTGGATATAAATACAACGAGCTCCCCTCTATTTCCAGTATTTGAGGGTTACTTTGACCCTTTGGGTCTCTTAATCGTGAAGCATTGATAACGTTGTTAGCCAAATCAAAGTACACATCACCATTAGCTGATTGAATTTTGCCGGTTGTAATATTTGAGCCGTTGATTGTAGTCGTTCCAGAACCGCTTAAATCGGATACAGTTACATACCCAGATAAATCTATTCTCGCCGCATTGATCGTAGCTGTAGAATCGTTTAATCTCCCTGCGATATCTGAACCTGTCAATGTGATATGTTTAGCGTTGATTGTCACGGAGTCAGCTGCCTGATTAATTTTAGATGCGATAGTAGCACCGTTATAATCACTGGAAGATACTTTAGACTCTAATCCTTCGGCAGTCTGTGTAACGATTGTATTTAAATTCTGCCACGAAGCAGAAGATGTCACCGTCGACACAATGGAATCCGCTGTGATCTTCTGCTCAGCAGAACTCATCCTGATCGCCAGATCGACAGCAGCGTTATCCCTTACAACTGTTGTCCATTTGACAGTGTTGTTGTCATATTCCACCTGATCGCAGGTGTAGAGATACTTGTACGTACCAGTAAGAGTCGGGATTGCTTTTGTCCATGCACCGGTTGATGTACTGGTACTTGTTACCTTTGACGTTGGAGCTGTCGGCGTGGATGTGGACGAACTCGCATAATATAAAGTCGTTACAGCACTGACTCCCGTACCGGCATCACCTTTGTTACCCTTGTCACCTTTTTGTCCCTGATTACCAGTATTGCCCCAAACTCCTGTGATGACCGGGGTGGTGTTTTTGGTTGAATTATCGCCATATGTGTAGGTATGGTATGTCCAGAGATACCGCTTCGCAAGCGTCACGGACTGAGGAGTAGTTGACCATCCGCTGGTGGATGTAGTGACTCCGCTGTCTGCGTTCGTCGCCAGATAGTGCAGCGTATCGTTTGTGATGGTTGCTTTTTTGGCAGTGTCCAGATTCGCCTGCGTAGCGTAGGACTCCGAAACATAAGATCGGATGCTGCTTGCACTCTGTTCAATCGCAGATGTCATCTCTTGTGTAGTGGAATATCTTTTCAGCTTGTCTACAGTATCCGCTTTTGCGTCTGCCAGTGCCTTGTCTGCTTTGCTTTGAGCAGTTGTCGCTGCATTACTTTCCGCTGTGGACGCTGCATTATCCGCATACGTCTTTGTAGCGTAGTCGTTTCTCATAGTCGTCTGGACCGTGGAGATCGTGGACGACATTGTGTTGACGGTACGCGTAAGGCTGTTAATATCTGTAGCCGCCTGATCTGCCGTTGCTTCCACCCTCGAAATATCATCCTTCGTACCGTCCACATCTACCTCAACGGTATGGACTCTCGATTCCAAGAGTGTATACTGCTGCTTCGTGTTGTCATAGTCCGTTTCAAACTCGGAAAACTGCTGATGCACACCGTTAATGTCCTGCACTACGGATGACAGCTTTGAAGCCATCGTAATACCGCCGTCCTGATACTCTTTAATCTCTGCGTCAGATATAATGGATGACAGCTTATCACGGGTGACTTCAAAGTCGTGTATGATGCCTTTAAATTCGTTCAGGAGCGGGGCCGGGCCGTATAGGCTGGTTTCAACTTCGAAGCGCATTTAGGATACCGCCGTTCCGGAATATTTATACCATGACCGCCACTGCGGCGGGTTTCCTGAATATTTCCGAATGTAAAACTCTTCGCCGTTTAGGTTATATAGTATTTGATATACCAGATCTGCGGATCTACAGATAGTATGCATAATTATGTAAGAGGTTGCTGTTGGCGGTATACTCGACGGTTTACTGCCTCCAATATAATACCAACCAGTAGATAGTATATTGTCAATATCGTGTGTTGAATTAAGTGTGGTGAACGAGATAGTAGTATTCATAATGTAGGTAAGGGCGTTCGCCACAGTCTGATTTGAACCTAATAAACTTTCTGTAGCCTTCTGCACAATATAATCTGCCAGAACTTTTAGCGTTACCTTCTTGCCTTCTGCTGTATCAAACAGCACCACATTCTCATTACCGTCCAGTGTCGCCAGCGTTTCCGTTGTTAAATCTACCGCATTTACATCTGCCATATTAAGCCGCCTCCTTATACATTTTCAGTCTGTCGCCATCCGGGAACTTCAAATATCTTCCGTCTGGCAGTTTGAGCAAACCTTCCTCGAAGTTGCAGAATCTCGCTACCACCGTACCGCCGTATCCCATATCTTCGAGATTCACGGTCAGAGTGTAGCCAAATCCCAGATTCTCTATCCCATCTTCGGTTTTTCGATACCACGAAAAGAACCTCGCCGGCCACTCTTCATGGATATCCACTCCGGACTTGTACAGTTTCGCATTGAATGTTGCGGATGTTTCCGTCATGGTGTACGGAGTCTGGAAAAGGAACGTACCATCCGAAACCCCTCGAAGAGTTTCTTCTGTGTCACCTACTCTTACCGCCAAACCATCTACGCCGGTCTCGATCTCACTGACATGATTGCGGATCGTCTCGATTGACTCTTTCGCTGTGGCAATCTCGTCCGATAATTCTCCGGTATCAGCAATAATTATCACGGTCTGCATGTCAAGCAGCGTATCTTCCAGATCATACAGTGACCCTCGAACAAACTTCGCTGAATTCGTTGGAATATACGTCTTACTATCCTCTGCAACAGTGGATATATACTTCTGTGTCCACGTGCTGCCATCCGTAGACTCCTCTATTTTGAATCTGCCAATATAAGCACTCGCCCGAAGTCCATCGTTATACATTGCGGAGAAAGTGATGGATGCCGGGGTCATGAGTCCTTCGGAGTTTCTGCTTACTACAAATGCAGAAGCTATGATACTGTAGGAAGCACCGGATCGACCATCCGGACTCTTACTGATCGAAAACCGCTTATGGACTTTCGCCGTATCGGAGTAAAACTTGATTACCTTCCCGTCCGGCATAACAAGCCTCTTGCTGTCCGGCATAAAGAAGTGTCCGGTAGATGTGCCATACGCTGCTGTAAAATCCACATACCCGTCATCGTCTGTCAGATCCGTTACCTGATAGACTTTCGTAGTAGGATTCCAGATGCCGACTACATTCTTCTCCTCATCCACACTGACTGCCGCCTGCGATGTTACATCCGCATCGCCCTTATAGACATAGACCTGTGTCTTGGCATCCGTATAATTTCCACCGGACCCGTCAAAATCAGTATGTACGACATGCGCATCATTGGTCAAAATTGCTGTCAGGTTATCCAGTGATGTAATACCTTCCAGAGCCTTGATCGCCTTCTGAGCGTTGTCGTTCGCTGCCTGTGCAACCTGCTGGGCATTGTTAGCCGCTGTATTTGCCGCTGTCGCATTATCACCTACGGTCCGAATATCATCCGACATCTGGGAATAAGCCTGATTGAGTGTCTGGTTTTCTTCATCCAGCCAGATTTTATTTCCCTTCAGGACATTTACACCGTCGTCATTCATTGCCGTGAAGAGTGATGCAATATCCAGCTTGCTCGCCTGAATATTTGCGTTTGCGGCGACCATCCGGTCTTTGATAAGTCCGTCTGATACCGCAGAATCCTTAATACCCGTGCTGTCAAGCAGGATTCCCTGCCCGGTAGCGTCATAGAGTACGAAAGTAAAGTTTCCGGTAGCGTCCTGTCCCATCTGGATACGGACATTGCCGTCCTTGTCCTTAAATATCTGCGTGGCATCCTCAATGACCATCGCGCCATTCGGAGACATTACCCGGAATTTTGACGTGTCGATGTCACCGGCCAACAAGTCGTTTACGGTGATATTGGTTGCCACGGCACTCTTGATGAGAGCAGAGCTGATAACCGTGTTTTGAGCCGTCAACTGGATGGTCTGCAGATCGCCGATGCCGGCGTTACCGGATAGCAGGGTTTCTATGTTTCCATATGCGGCCTGCAAATTGACGATGTTCGCATTCGCAGCGTTCAGATCTGTAATATCTGCCTTGCCGATCATCGCCTCGTTAATCGTAGCAACTGCGGCATTCAGTTCAGTGATATCCGCTTTCTGTATGATAGCGTCATTGATCTGGGCGGTTCTCGCATCCAGCTCATCGATGGATGCATACACGATACGCGCGGTATCCACGTCCAACTTGTTGATCAGCGCGTGATTGATCGATACAAGCTGCGCATAATACCGGTCCATCTCTTTCGTTTGAGGTCCGCGATAATCCAGCGATTGTTCTGATTCCGATTCCCCGCCAGCCGTCACTTCAGTGGTCAAACCCCCGTCAAAAGACTGTGTAATCTGCATAACCGGAACGACGTAGAACTGCTCGTTCAGATCCACGACCGTGATCATATCCCAAGGATCTATCCTCGGGTCCCCCAGGAATCGAATCTGGCCGGGCATGTACTCCAGTTTCTGCACCGTCGTCCACGCAGCGTTCAGGGCCTGCTGTGTCATGAACGGGTTGCTGAAGGTGACCTGACGCGCTCCGGATCCAGCGGTCAGGACTACGTCTTCCCCGTTTTCACCCTTGCCCGTCACGCAGGACATCTGGTCCAGTTTGAACAGATAATCATTGTGGTCAAACGGCCCCCAGTACCGATTCGGGCGAATGAAGTACTGCGGATTGCTGTACGTCCTTATCTCAATTTCGCCCGTACGATTACACACGGCGAATCCGCCGTACATTTGCGCGATATAAGACAGGACTTCTCTGCAGGTATAACCAACTGGTTTGGACATGGAGAAGGCGGACAATCCGGATGTCCGGATGCCCACCCCCGTCTTTGTTGCAATTTCCTGCAGTACAGCCACGCTGGTCGTTGAGGTTGCCAAACTGGAAAAATAGGGCTTTTCCATTTTCAGCATCCGGTCATACGCCGTGAAGGAAACGGATGATTCGCTGGTTTTCGGTTTGACGGCTGTGAACAGCCCCATAGGGACCATTTCTTCCACTCCGTCTACCAGCATGCCGATCTGCAGGAGCAGCTCTTTTCCTTCCACCGCAATGCCCGGATCTGCCATAGTTACGTCGATATACTGAGAAACGGTTCCACCGATGGCGAAGTCACTTTCCGTATTGGACCCGCCGGTCACGGTTACTGATTTGATGGTCCCGGTCAAGGCGGTGCCGTTTACCGACAGCTTGGCGATCAGCGTCCTGGATTCCTGCATCAGCAGTTCTTCAAATTGTTCCGATGTCTGATACACTTGCCTCGCCTCACTTTTCTATTAAATCCACTGCAACTCCGGAATAGGTCTTCACTCCGGCCTTGTAGCTGTACACCGGATACACCGGCGATCCGGCATAGCACCGGATCGTTTTGGCCGCGTTCGTGGCGGGATCCAGAAAAGTCACATTGAAGAATGCCGGCGAAATGGCTGCGTCAATCGCGGTTACATTTTCCCTAGTTAATGGCGGCCATTCGCAGCTCAGCGTATGCTTTACGCCGATGATGTCACCGATCATCTCTCCGTTCGCGGCTCTTCCTGTGTTGCTCGACCATATTTTTTCCTTCTTTATAGTAAGCCCGTTCAGCTTCAGGGAAGGCATGGTCACATCATTGATTTTCAGATCTGTGTTACTTGCCATTTCGTACCCACCATTCCTTCCCTACGCCCACACAGGCTGCCCTGTCGCTCTCTGATACTTCGCGCCTTCGTTTTTTACAACTTTGAAAAGTTCGCGTCCGTCCGGAGTGATCAGATATACGCCGCCATTTCCAGAGGATGCGCTCATCGCTCTCACTACTGCATCGTAGACCGCCGGGCCAACAGCGGAAGCGATACCCTGCACGATCTGATCATTGTTAGCTACCGCGGACCTGCCGCCCATGGTACCAACCATTTCCGGGCCGTTTTCGCCGGCGATAAACAGCTGCCCTTCCGGCGGGAATCCGCCTTTTGCGTAGTAGCCCCAACTGATATCTATATTCGGGATTGACAAACCGAAGCCGAGATCGGTCCAGTTGACGCTGAAGGACGGCAGCTGGATTTTCGGAAAACTCCAACTGAAATCGAACAGACCCTTGATCCAGTCGATCGCGCTCTTGAACGTCGTCTTGATCTTGTCCCAGATCCGGCCCGCGCCGTCATGCAAACCGGACAATTTTCCGAGGGCGCCGTCTTTGATATCCGTAAACGCTCCGCCGACTTTCGTGCGGATCCATTCGCCCGCTTTGATGATCGCGTTTCCGACCGTTTCAAAAACGCCCTCGGCCATATTCCAGGCACCGCGCCAATCGCCGTTGACCAGTTTCGTCACAAAGTTGACCAGCCACGTCACTGCCTTGATGATGAGGGTGACCACATCTGTGATAGCTCCGAGGACGGTAAACACAATATCTGCGGTATCTTCACCCCACTTGCCGGTTCCCGGCAGCAGCGTGTCAAAGATCCACGTCAGAATTGGTACGAGGATGTTGTCCCATACCGCTTTGATCAGATCTGCCACTGCGCCGATCAGATCCAGCAGCGCTTCAAACATTGGTCCCGCATGATCGCCGATAAATTCATCCAGCTTTTCTGCCACGTGCTCCAGGAACGGTAGCACGTCGGACTGAATGAACCCGAGAACGGCCTCAACGATCACGGACAGTCCCTGCGCAATGGAGTCGATCAGCGGTTTGATGTGCTGATCATAAACTTCGTTCAGCTTGTCCATGAGATCGTCTATCAGGGTCTTAATGATTCCAGTTACCGTAGCAACCACGCCTAACAGACCTTCTAACACCGTTTTGATCGTATCGGCGTTGTCGATAAACGGCTGCGTCAGTAAGTTGAACACGTCCCGGCTGAACTTCAGAAGGATCTCATTGACACCCATGTAGGCATCTGCAAAGATGCCGATGATGTTCGCCGTGACCTGCTGCCCCTGATCCCCACCGAATGCGGAGAAGACGGTGGCGAAGGCGTCCGCGAGGTCTCCGGCAATGCGCCAGATATCTGCCCGGACGTTAAACATGCTGATCAAAAAATGTTTGATCCGTGCCGTATTCTGATCCAGGTATTTGGACAGCCCGCCGATCAGGTTGGTGGCAATGGTCAGACCCACAGAAACAAACGCCCCTGCGATCCGCCCCGCGGAGTACACAGCTTGCCTGACAAACCGATCCAACGCGCCCAGCACCTCCGGGTCGAGGAAAATGTTCCTCAAAGACCGCCCGATACTCTGCAGCGCGTTTTTCAGCGGTTCCATGCGGACCGTTCCGAGGCCTTCCTTGAATCCGGTCTTCCACAGGCCCGCCAGCTCTTTTAGTTTGATCTTAATCTTGTCCAGTACGTCCAGCAGGCGCGTTAACACAGGGTTGAGTTTCCGTTGCCCTGCTTCTGCCGCGTCTACAAAGCTGGACGTAAGCGGTGCCGCGGTCAGACCGCCGAAGCCGTCTGATCCCTGCGCCGCTGCCGCACTTTCGTCCGGGTCGTTCAGCTTGTTGATCTGATCGAATGACAGCAGGGACCGCACGGCCTTCTTAGTTTTCTCCGCGGATTCCTCTGCCGCGGTGCCAATTCCCGCTGCGGACGCCTCCGCTGTATCGGCTACATCCGCGAAGGTGCTCATGGACTTGGCCGCGCTTCCGACAGAGGTCTGTACAGACCGATCATTACCCGTGATCCGCGCCATGAAGCTGGAAAACGCATCTGCCACAGTCAGCAGTCTTTCCAGCAGCTGATTGAGCACCCGGATAACCGGCGTCAGGGCGTAGATCAGTCCCTGTCCGATGGATGCCCTCAGCGCGTTGAACCGCTCGGTCAGGATCCTTGTCTGATTGGCCCAGCCGTCCGAAGTCCGCGCAAAGTCACCTTGCGCGTCTGCCGTAACCGACAGCAGGTAGTTATACCGCAGCACGGCCTGTTCTTGCTGCGTCATGGCATTGTAGGACTTGGTGATGCCGTTGGCCAGCGCGTAGGCCTCCAGATTAGCTACAGACATATTGATGCCCAGCTGCTTCAGCGGTTCTGTTTCGCCGCTGATCCCGGACCGGATCTTCTCAAAAGCCGTCTGTGTGTCCAGATTATAAAACGACGCCATATCTGCGGACAGTCCGGTCAGGGACGTACTCATATCAAAGGCCTGCTGTGTCGTCAGGCCCATGGACTTGAGCATCGCGCCCATGGTGGACGTGTACCGCTTTGCAGAGGTTTCGGACAGGCCGTAGGCCTCCAGCGCGTTTTTCGCGAATTGATTGACATTTTCGGACATGCTGCCGAACGTCACATCAACCACGTTCTGCACTTCCGCCAGATCGCTGCCCAGCTCAATACAGGACTTCGAAAAGGACGTGATCGCCGCGATGGACAGCGCCCCTGCGACAATTCCCTTGATGCGGCTCATATGCGCATTCACTTTGTCCGTTGTGGACTTCGTAACGCCCGTCACCTTATCCATTCCATCCTTGAACGGTTTCATATTGGCGTCAATGATCACTTTCAGTTTCGCCAGTGTCGATTCTGTCGCCATCTTCCTCACCTCCTTTCTGCTTCTCCTGTTCTGTGAACCGACGGTTAAAGGCTATCGCATAGTTTTCCATCTGCGCCTGGTATTGCAATAGCTCTATATCTTCCTGTTTTTTCTCCTGTTCCTCAAACAGGTCCGGATACCATTTATACATAGGCAGCAGCTCTATATCCTTCGAAAGCCCCGCCCCAAGCGTATTGACAACCTGCTGCGCGTGCACATAGAGCATATAGATCAGATCCTTCTCCATGGCCCTGCGTTCTTCCAGCTTCCTCTGCCAACGGCGCGCGGATGCCTCGATACAGTCCCCTACCTCTGCAGGAGACAGAGCCCAAAATGAATCCGGGTCATACCCTGCGTCCAGATACAATGGGTATAACCCGGATATCAGCTCCGATACCGATTCTACAGGCTGTCCTCCATTTCCTGCAGATTCGCTCTCATGTCCTCTGCCATCTTTTCGCCGAAAAAACCAGACACCGTGTAAAGATCAATGAACACGGATGCATAGAATTTCAGCTGGGAGCCGCCTTTCTCCTCATACCGGTCGAACATGTCGTACACGTCCGCTTTTTTGATACCGTGGTGGTACTTCTGTAAAGCTGCATGAACAACATCCAGCATCACAGACAGCGGCGGAACACTGGTAGAGGTATCCGCCCGCAGCAGTTCCAGCAGATTCACCTTATAGCGGGTTTCCAGTTCGACAATGGCCGCAGTAGTCAGCTTCAGCTTGTATTCTTCCTCGCCGATCCGCCAGATGGCATACGGCTTTTTCATTTCCACTACTTCGCTCATTTACAGTACCTCTATTATGCCGGATCCGTCCGGGTAATCTTGCTCTGCAGGGCGATCGCCAGCGTCCAGTCGATGACGCCGTTGACGCCACCGCCGCCCATACGGACATCTACCTGAGCGTCGAAAGCATAGGTTGTCCCGTCTGGGAACTTCTCCTGGAAGGAGAGTACTTCATTGTTTTCGGCAGATTCCGCCATGCTTCTGTAAGCTTCCTTTTCGGCAGCATTCATGTACCGGAACTGGTATTCGAGATCGCCCGGATCTCCAATGCCGTATTCATACTGCCTGACATCGTCGGAAAGCGCCGTATTTTCGACTTTCTCCTTGGTGTTTCCGAGTTCCGGAACTTCCTTCAGCCCTGGAAGCAGGGTGAACGTTGTGCCGGTTTCACTCTTTTTCTTGTACGATAATGTAATTCCATTCGCTAACATCTATATCACTCCTTTTACAGTTGTTCCTGGTATACCATCTGATCCTCATGATTAAGGATCCCCTCGTAGCGCATCACCTTGTGTTTAAGTCCGGATGGATCATCCACATCCATGCAGGCGGTCCTGCGAAGGCCCAGCGGGGATATTGCGGCATCTACAGCCAGCGCCGTGCTGGAGGTGGACTGGTTGTTCCAGATATCCACCCGGTAGCGCAGACGGGACGACATCTCCTGAAAGCGATTATTTGCGTCGTAAGTCCAGTCGAATACAACATTCTCCTCTTCCATGTACTGGATCGCTGGCAGCTTGGCCCAGTCCTTCGGGTATCCGTCACTGACGTTTTCCGTAATATCCTTGATAGCGCCATATACCTGATCTTTCACGTTTATCATTCCGTCACCTTTTCAATCTCTTTCTGTATGCCTTCCCGGAAGCCTTTGATGACCCTCTTCTCATTGTTTTTGAGCGCCGGGTACATATACGGCCGGGCGGGCTGTCCACGCGTGTAGTAGAAATTACCGTCCTTTTTGCTCTTATACACCCAAGGTGTCTGCCGGTACGACACATTCACGTCCGGATCAATGCCCGCATGCTGCGCCTGTCCGACCGGACCGGTGCCGAACTCGACATATGGCGCGTATTCTTTGTTCGTGTACACAATGCCCTGCGTTCCGCCTTCACGATGCTCTATGGCCGTGTGTATGCTTCCCCGCAGCTCTCCGGTATCCACCGGAACCGCGTAAACCGCCGCAGCCCGGACAACCTCTGCCTGTGTTCGCATGACCGAATCAACCTGGACTCGTTTAAGCTTTTTTACTTTTGCCAAAAGCTCTTTGTCCCCGATTACAACACCCGCCATCCGGTCTCACCTCCTCAGCGCAATTCAGCGCATCGCTTCCAGCAGGATCACGGTCGGGTGGTAATCAGAATTGACGGACACCACCTGATAATCCGGTTT